CCGGGTTGTACTGCTGCGCGAGCCGTTGGGCGTTCTGTCCCCGGCGCAGGTCTTCCGCTGTGTTGCCGTGCGCTTCGAAAATGCGCGAGAACGACGCCCCAAGGTCGGCCGCGCCACCGTTGCCGGTCAGCGAGCGATTAAGCAAGCGCCGCTCGTAGGGATCAGTCAGCAGGAACTGCAGTTGCTGCTGCCAGGTCGCCTCCGTCGGGAACATACCCTGATTGGCATTGCGGAAAGCCGTGATGCGCGCGCCGCGCCACTGCGCGAGCCCCTGCGCGCCCTGACCGCCGCCGGCGCCGTTGAACGCCTCGGGGTTGAAGTTCGATTCGCCTTGGATGCTGGCCGCAACGGCCGCCGCCTGCGGCACGGTCAGCCCGTTCGCGACGAGGTACTGCATGACGTCCTGCGCGGACGGCCGCGCGGTCGGTCGCGCGCTCTGTCCCGCAGTCGCACCGCCCAACACGCCCGCAGCGATGCGCCGCTGCGCGTCAGGCGTCAGGCGCGCGCCGCCGGCGTTGCCGGTCAGCGCGCCTACGGGCGCGGCGCCCTCTCGCCGGGCTTCGCCCACGGTCGCGTTCCAAATGCCGGCAATGGTGTCGCCCACCGAGCTAACGGCGCTTTTGAGCTTGCCCGAGCCGGTGCCAGTCAGCGCGCCAAACTTCTCGTCAAGCCAGTCAAACAGTTGCTTGGCCCCGCGGTATAGCGACTGGAATCCGTACACGGTGACATCAACGACTTCCCCAAGGAAGGTAAAACCCTTACGCAAGGTTTCGAGCGTTGCGGCGAGTTGGGGCGATTCCTTGTCAAGGACGGCCATAAAGCCGGTCACGCCGCCGCCCGCCGCCTGCACACGGTCATTGAACGCAGACAGATCGGCAGAGGTTTGGCTAACCCACTTGCCGAAGTCTTCGACAGCGGGCAACGCGATGGCCGCAAGCGAGTTGGCGACGCTGACCGCGGAGTTTTTTACACCCTCCAGCGCGTTCGTAACCGCGTCCATCGCGTTGCGGTTTTCTTCCGCCGACTCCGCGAGAGACTTGTTGAATTCCTCGCGCACGTCCTTTTCGGACTTGATGAGCAAGATCAAGTCGTTCGACACGCCGCTGGCGGCCAGCCCCGACTCAATCTGCGAGCGCTGCCCGGCGTTCGAGCCCCGGTACACCTGCTGCGCCTGCGCGATGATGTCCGTAATGGACGCATCGGGCGAGACGCGAATGCCCAGGCGCGCAAGCGCCTGCATTGCCGGGGCCTGACCCGTGATGTTGAATTGTTTCTGCTCGCGCGCGAGGTCTGCAATTGCCGCGCGCCCGGCATCAGCGTCGGCACCCAGGCGGCGCGCGGCCGAGCCCCAGGCTTGCAACTCGCGCGCAGAGAGCCCCGTGCTGACGCCTGCGCGCCGCAGGTTCGTCTCGAAGTTCGTCAGGGCTACTACGGCCCCAACCAGCCCCGCGGCGCCGCCAGAGACGCCTAGAACGGCGCCGACCGTGAGCGCCAGCGACTTGAGCGAGCCGGCAAACTGCTTGGCCGCCTCGGTGCTCTGTTTCATCCGCTTTTCGCGGTCGCGGTCGCGCGTCTTGGCCTTGCGCTCAGACGCGGACGCGAGCTTGTCCACTTCGGCGTCGGCCTTTTTGTATTGGCTCGAATCGAGTTGGATTTTTACAACAAGTTCGTCGACGACGTTTGAGTTTGCGGCCATGGATTACCCCGTGATGTAACTAACCGCATTGGCCGCGACGTTCTGCGCCGCGCTGATCGCGTTCGTGTAGAGGCGGCCAAGTTGCTGGATCGGGCCTGCCTTGGCTTCGGCTGTGTTGTCGTAGGCGCCGGTACTTGACGGGATCTGCGGCACCTCGACGAAGTTCATGGACAGGTAAAGGATGTTCGAGCCCCGGTCTGGACGCGTCTCATAAGACAGGCCGCCGATCGTATAGTCGACGAAAATGCCCTGCGGCGAGATCAGCGTATAAAGCTGGGTCGGGTTCTCCGCTTCCTGCTGCTGGATGGCTGCGAGCCAGGCGAAACGCGCAACGTCCGACCCGGTCTTGGTCAGCGAGACGTTAACGCCGGTCGGTCGCTTGACCTTGTTGTAGATCGCAAAAGTACCGTGCTCAACCGGATAGTCGGAGAGCGCATTCTCGAAGCGCGGCGAGAATTCGCCCCAGGACGACGGAACGGTCAGCGGGAAGAGCGTATCGCTCGCCACGATCGCATAGATCGGAATCGGGGGATTCACGTTCGGGAACTGCGAGGCGATCAACGACAGCGCGTTCAGGGCTGCGACCGTAGCGACCATGTTCAGGTGACTCCAGCGAAGTTGAGCTTCAGGACGCCGGCCAGCACTTCGCCAAGCGTCTTCAGTTCCCGGATGTCCGTCCGGTCGGCCAGCAGCGCACGGTTGACGCCCGGATGCCGCGGGTCGGGCGAGACGCGCACATAATCGAGCAGTTCCTCAATCAGCGTATGCACCGCCTTGGCATCGGCGCCGCGCAGCGCGCCCAGGATCAGATCGATGGGCGAGCCGCCCTCTTCTGACGCCGCCTTCCACTCCGCAATCAGCGTTTCGTACGACTCGATGCGCATCGCCGAATTCAGGCGCAGCGCGTAGCCGGCGGCCGTCAGGGGATCGATCTCCAGGATCGTGTATTGCTTGCCGGCGTCTCGGCCGTGCTGGCCGTAGACCGTCAGGGTGCGTGCGTCGTCAGGTTGGGTCATAGGTTTCCGCTCTTTGACTGTTGCGCGGCGTGCCATTCGCGGACGGCGCGCACGTTGAGGATCTCGACGATATTATACGCATCCTCTGTGCCTAGCACGGTTTCCAGTTCGCGATAGGTCGCCTTGTCGGAATCGATGACGGCGGCCAGCAGTGGCGAACAGAACGTGACGGCAACGTCGGGATCACTGTCCAGGATGCGCTCGGCGCGCATGGTGATCGGCACGTCGACCTGCGGTCGACCCACAATGAACCCCACGTGGAGCGCCAGCGCGGCCTGCTGCAGCTTTTCGACGTTGCGCCAGTCCTTGACCCGATAGTGCGATTCCAAGCGCACGAAGCGCTGGAGTTGGCGCAGGCCGGGCTCACCCAGTGCGCGCACTTCCGGCAGATGCTTGAGCGCTAACGCGACGACCCCGCCGTCGGGGTCGGCGTCAATGCTGCGCAGAATCTCGCGGGCGATGCGGTCGGCTACCAGTGCGGGAAGTTCGGTTAGCCGGACGGTCCGGCTTTCGTCCTTGCCGCCGAGCGCGACGTGCTGTGTCTTGAGCATATAAAAAAGACCGGGCACAAGACCCGGTTCAGGAAGAAGCCGCGACGGGGGTCGCGACGATGTCAACCCACTGACACATCGGGACCAGTTTAGGTGATGTGTCGACGTTGCGCAATCAGGCTGCGACCATCGGCAGATGCTGCGCCTTGCGCTTCAGATTCTGCTGCGCGAAGTAGCCGGAGAATTGGCCCTTGTACTGCGCCTGGTAGTTACGCAGCAGCTTGGGCTGCACGCGGGCCTTGCGCGTCTTGCGGCGCGCAGGCGTCGGGCCAGCCTGCATGCGGGGTATGATGATGGCGTCCGTGCGGGCGTTGACCCTTGCTGCGGCGAACAAGGCAGCAAAGCGGGTGAATAGCGGGTTCATGCGATCTCCAATCAGTAGATGTGTACGACGGTTGGAGTTTAAGAGCGCGTAATCAGAATGTCAACAGAGAATTACGGCCCCGACAACGTGCCGCCGTACGGAATCGCCATTGGGACCGACGTGCCGCCGTTCTCGTCCGGGTTGCCGTAGATCAGGATATAGCGCGTGCCGAACCCTTCCCAGTGCGGGTCCGTCTGCCCCTGCAGGTCGACAAAACCCAGGAACTGCGGCAGGCCGTTATAGCGCGCCGGGTTGATGTCGGTACGGTCCAGGCACAGGCGTCCGTTGGCGACCGACACGCCGTTGTACAGGATGTCCGCAAACAGGCCGACGTCAGTCGTCGTCAGGTTGATCTGCGCAGCCTGGTCGTCCAGCACGCACAGGAACGTCTGATTGGCCCGGGGCTGGAGTGGGATGACCGTGTAACTCATGTCAGTTGCACCGTGCCGGTGTTACCGTTGAAGTCGGCAACCGTGATCGTGCCCGACAGGCGGCGTTCGCGACCGCCCGTGAAGGTGAAATCCGCCAGCGCGGTCTGGCACAACGGCACCTTGAGCCCTTCCGTGTTGTAGGCGTTCTGGAGTAGCGCCAGGTTGGGGTACTCGCCCATGATCGTCTCGTACCGGATGCCCTGCGTCGTGTCGTAGTAGACTTCGCCGCGCCACGCCAGGCAGCGGGTAGCCACGTCCTGTGCCAGCCGCATGCCGGGCCCGGTCAGGTCCGAGCGCGGCGTGGCGTCTCCGAACGTCGCCCAGTTGCCTTGCGCGTCAGTCGTGATGTCCCAGTTTGTGGTTTCGAGTGCCAGCGTGTCCATGGGCGAATCCTAGACGTTTCGGCGTTTTCTGGCAAATCCGGCGCGATGCTTGACTGACTGGAATCGTGCGCTGCTGGCGTCACTTTACAGACGAGTACAGCAGTACAGACGATTTGACCCTATTCCTCAAACTCCCCTCTACTTCGTTCTCACTACTATCTCCCTTACTTATTTCATTTTTTCTCTTATACCTATATATAGAGAATAGGGGTTAAATCGTCTGTACTGCTGTACAAGCAAGAGCCGTGCCAGAAATCGACAACAAGCCAGACAATCCCGCAGATAGGCGCCTGCTATCGCAAACGGTCTTGCAATTGCGTTACACTCCGTGTATGGCCGAACCGCTCCAGCCCGTCAAGGCGTCCCTAGTTGCCGACCTGGTTTCGTTGATCAACGAGAACCTTGGCGAACTGCTGCGCGTGAAGACCGTAGCATGCCCAGATTGCAACGGGCGGGGTGTCACGGGCGGCGAGATCCAGTCCGACGGCGTGCTGCGCGACGATGGAACCCTGGCGACCTGCGCGACCTGCGGCGGCGTCGGCGCGGTCGAACGCTATCACCTCGACGAAGAACTATTGCGCAAGCCGCGCTTTGGCCGACTGATCGAAGGGTTCGACCTGAAGCACGGCCAGCTGGTCCCGAAGTTCAGGTCGAAAGACAAAGCATTTGCCATGCTGTCCAAGCTGCTTGGGTTTGACAAAGCCGTGCTGGAAATCGCCCAGGGCGCCAACTTCACGGACTCCGTGTCGCAGGAACAGAAAGACGCCTACCTCGAACAGCTCAAGGAACTAGCGCAGATGGGGCTGCTCGATGGCTGCTGACGCCGCGGCCGTCCTCGACGCGACGCCTATCGCCGTAGCGGCCGTAGCGCAGGTTCGGCCCCCCGATCCGGTCGACTATCTCGTCACGATGGCGCGGACGAACTTCGCCGCTTTCGTCTCCGCCGTCCACAAACCCCGGTTTCGCCATTCGACGTTTTCCGCGCGCGTCTGTCGCGCCGTCGACCAGTTCGTCGAAGATGTCATCGCAGGCAAGCGACCGGTTCTGATCCTGACCGCCCCGCCGCAGCACGGCAAGTCGTCGCTGATTGCCCGCTGCTTGCCGCCATACCTGTTCGGGCGCCTGACCGGCCAGTTGGACGCTGTACGCATTGCCAGCGCGTCGTACGCGCACGCGCTTGCGCAGCGCAACCGCCGGGACGCGCAGAGCATCATGACGGAGCCCATTTACCGGGCGATCTTCCCGCACACGTCGCTGATCGGCTACAAGGGCGTCGACAACGCGTCGGACGGCCTGCAGATCCCGGGCGACGGCTGGCTGAAGGGCGTCGGCATCGGCGGCCCGCTAACCGGGTTCTCGGTCGACGTCGGTATCATCGACGATGCGGTCAAAAACGCCCAGGAGGCGTTGTCGGAAGTCACGCAGCAGCGCAACCGGGACTGGTACGACTCGGTGTTCCTGACCCGGTTGCAGCAGCGTAACGGGCAAATTATCATCGGCACGCCCTGGTCGGCGCAGGATATGCTCGCGCACGTGCGCAAGGCGTACGGCGGCGAAGCGAACTGCACGCTGCTGTCGTTCCCTGCGCTGAATCTACCAGACGAAGTCGGATTCGACCCCGACATGCCGCATGGTGCACTTGTGCCGTCGCTGCATGACGAAGCCAAGCTGCGCGACATGAAACGCCACATGGGTGCCTTCTGGTGGGCGGCCATGTACCAGCAGACGCCGCTCGCGGATTTCGGGGCGATTTTCAAGCGCGCGGGGTTGCAGCACTACCGGCGCGCCGACCTGCCGCAGCAATTCCAAATCGTATGCATGACGGTGGATGCGACGTTCAAGGACGGGGACGCGTCCGACTATGTAGCGGTCGGGGTGTGGGGCAAGACGCAGGACGACCGGGTCTATCTGATCGACTTCCGGCGCCAGCAACTGGCCTTCATGGCGACCGCGCAGGCGATTGCCGACCTCAAGCGCAAGCACCCCCGCGTCAATCGGATTTACATCGAGGAAGCAGCGAACGGCGCGGCGCTGATCGACATGCTCAAGAAGCACTTCCCGGGCCTCGTCGGCGTGCCGCCGATGGGCTCCAAGGAAGCGCGAGCGCATGCAGTGTCGTGGGCGTGGGATGCGTTGCAGGTCTACCTGCCCGACCCGGCCGAGGCGCCAGGCATTGCGCAATGGGTTGCCGAGATCACGTCATTCCCTGACGTCAAGAATGATGACACGGTCGACTGCATGACGATCGCGCTGCACCAGCTGCTGTTGCGCACCCCTATCGCGGCACTCATCACGAACGACATCCTGCGAATGGCCGCAAGTTAGCCCGCGTGCTAACATCGCATTGACCAAAAGGATACCGACCATGGCACGACGCAACCGAAACCAGAACGCCCGACGCAATGCGGCGCCCGCGCGCCCGGCGAGCGCCGCCGCCAAAGCCGCCCCGGGCAAGTCGAATGTCGTGCCGTTCCCGACCGAAGCCGAACAGCGCGCGTCGCTCGTCCGGGCGCTGCTTGACGCCCCGCACGACACGCGCACGCCCAGCATGCAACTCGCCGAACGCTACCGGATCGAGCCGAAGGCGTACACGGTGCGCGAGCAGGCTGCGTCGGCGCACGCGCTGGACTTTAACGGCACGTCAATGAACGCGCTGTCGTTCGTCGAGAACACGGGCTTCCCGGGCTTCCCGACGCTCTCCCTGCTGGGCCAGCTGCCGGAATACCGCTCGATGCATGAGCGTCTCGCCGACGAGTGCATCCGCATGTGGGGCACGGTGGCGTCGTCGGGAGAATCCAACGATGACGTAATCCAGGCGATTGAAGCCGAACTCAAGCGCATTGATCTGCCAGCAGTCATCCGCGAGGCCGTAATCCACGATCAGGCGTTCGGCGGCGCGCACGTTTTTTTCAAGTTCAAGGAAGACAAGGGCAAGAAAAACCTGCCGCTGGTGCTCAAGCACTATACCGTGCCGAAAGGCTCGTTCGTCGGCCTGCGCGTCGTCGAACCCTACTGGGTGACGCCGAACGACTACAACTCGATCGACCCGACCGAAGCGGACTTCTACGAGCCGAACTCGTGGTGGATGATCGGGACCGAGGTACACGCGACCCGGCTACAAACGCTTATTTCGCGGCCTGTGGCCGACATGCTCAAGCCGTCGTACTCGTTCCGCGGCATCAGCATGACGCAACTCGCCATGCCCTACGTGGACAATTGGCTGCGCACGCGTCAGTCGGTGTCGGACACCCTCAAGCAGTTTTCGGTATCGGGTGTGCGCACCGACCTTCAGCAGGCGCTGCTGCCGGGCGCGGGGGCGTCGCTTGCCAACCGGGCAGAACTCATCAACCGCTACCGGGACAATCGCAACATCCTGTTCCTTGACAAGGCGACCGAAGAATTTTTCCAGGTCAACACGCCACTGTCCGGGCTGGACGCCCTGCAAGCACAGTCGCAGGAGCAGATGTCCGCGGTATGCCACATCCCGCTCGTGGTCCTGCTGGGCATCACACCTACCGGGCTGAACGCGTCCAGCGAGGGCGAACTGCGCGCGTTTTACGACTACGTCAAGGGCTACCAAAAAAACGTTCTGACGTCCCTCGTGATGAACGTGCTACGCGTGGTCCAACTCTCCCTGTTCGGCCAGATCGACCCCGGTATCTGTTGGGAATGGACGCCGCTCTACCAGTTGACGGAGCTCGAAGCGGCCGACGTGCGCGCCAAGGACGCCGACACGGACGCGAAGTACATCGAGAACGGTGTCATCCGCCCCGATCAGGTCACCAAGCGACTGGCGAACGACCCGAATTCGGGCTACGCAGGCATCGACGGCGAGTCGCTGGAGGACATCCCCGACGACAATATCCAGGCGATCACCGACAAGATCATGGAGGTTGGACAGGGTGACCCCGTGCCGGCCGCGCCCGTGCCGGCCGAGGCGCCCGTGCCGGCGGTCGGCATGCCGGCCGGCGCGCTGCCGAGCGTCGCCTTTGCGGACGAGGCGACCGCCGCCGAAGGGCTGCCCGGCGCACACGCCAGCGACCCCTCGCAAACCGACGACCCGGGCGTGCTCAAGGTATGACCGAACTGCGCGCGCCCGGCAAGAAGGACATCGTACTCGGGCCGGTCGTGCCGAACGTGCAGACCGAGGCCGACTATCGGCGCCAGTTGGCTAAGGCTATCGCCAACATGACGGCGAGCTACGAATGGTGGATCGGCGCGAAGTACCGCAAGGCGCTCGCGTCCAACGAGGCCGCCGGGCGCCTGCCCATGCCTGAAATCGCGCAGGACGCCAAAGGGCCGGCTGGCGACGCCGACGACCTGTTTGGCGAACTCAACCGCCTGCGCCATTACTGGGCGAACTATTTCGATACGCTCGCCAAGAAATTGGCCGAACAGGCCACGTGGCAGTGGTATCGAGACAACACCAACGCGTGGCAAGGCAAACTGCGCCGCGCCGGCTTCGACATCAAAATGGACCTGACGGACAGTCAAAAACTGATCCTGAAGACCAAGGTGCCAGAGAACGTAACGCTGATTCGCTCGATCCACCAGGACTACCACAAGGACATCGAGGGCATCGTCTCACGCAGCTTCCTGAAGGGCCGCGACCTCGCGCCGATGGCCGAGCAGATCAAAGCCCGTGGCAGCGTCACGACGCGCCGGGCGGCGCTGATCGCGCGCGATCAGTCGAACAAGGCTACGGCGCAGATGAATTCCGCCCGGCAGAAGGAACTCGGCTTAACCTGGGCGGTCTGGATCCACTCGTCGGCAGGCAAGGAACCGCGTGAAAAGCACGTGCGCGCTGGGCGCGAGCAGTGGGTATTCAACACACAGGAAGGAATCGACTTTAACGACGGCTTCGGGCATGTGCTGCCCGGCGAGGCGATCAACTGTAAGTGCCACTCCCGGACCATCATCCCAGCATTAGGCCGGGGCGACATCGAGTCGATCGATGACCTAGACAACGTGACGGGCTTCCCGGGCGCCTACAAGGCAAAGCCCGGAAAGAGCGCCGGGCCGAAGATGAAACAGGACGTGACGAAGACGCGACTGCCCGGGCAGTCGGTCAAATACAGCTAGCCCCGCCGTAGCGGGCGGGGTTGTGGTTAGGCGTTTTCGGCAGCGTCGGATTCGCATACGTCGCACGTGTAGCCGGACCGTAACGGCGCTTTGCAATCTGCGCACCGGTAACCGGATTGATAGTGGACGTTCAGTACAGTTCCGATTGCCTGTTCGCAATAGTCAGCCGGCGGGGCTTCGCACGCGGATGCGACTAGGCATCCGCAAAATTTGCAGTTTTCCATATCAGAATGCGAAGTAGGCAAAGAAGCCGATTTTGGGGTCGCAGTCTTCACTGTCATATTCCGCTGCTTGCGACAGAATACCTTTTGCCTTGCAGAACTGCACGGCGTCCTCGCAGAACGCTGAAAGCATGTCTTTGCGGCAGAAGGTGATTTCAGCGGCAACGCCTTCGCGTGCCAGTTGCGCTTCAATTTTTGCCTTGATCGTGTTCAACATTTCGTTCCCCTTGCGTGTTGCGTTGTCGATGGCTGAATTCTACCAAAGTTAAACGGAATGTCAAGAGTTTGTCAGGCTGTCACTCTTTGATATTTGCTATCGCGTTGCAGAACTTCATACGACACGCTAATATCACGCGGAACAGCACAATAGCTAAAGCTAATGCCCGAAATCGTCTTCGCGTTCGACCGCAAGTCCGCCCGCTCCCGGGATGCGGATGGCCGTATGCGCGTGAAAGACTGCATCCTCTCCACGGCCGAGGTGAATCCCTACCCGGGTTCGCAAATCCCGAAGTGGGATGCCATGGGGCTGGAGCCGCGCAAGATTTACGATCTTTACCGCGACCCGGACGAATTGCGCAAGGCCGCGAAGACCTTCGAGGGGATTCCCCTCATGGTCAAGCACATCGTGCAGACCGCAGACAACCCGCGCAAGGAATACATCGGCGGATCGGTGCACGACGTGACATTTGACGGCAAGCACCTGCGGGGTGACCTGCTCGTGTGGGATGGCTACGCCATTGACCTGATTGACGCCGACGAGTTGAGCGATCTCTCGTGCGGTTACCGATACGATCCTGTCATGCAGTCGGGCGAGGCTGGCGGGACGAAGTACGACGGCGTGATGCGCAACATTCAGGGCAATCATGTCGCGCTTGTCGACGACGGCCGGGCAACCGGCGCGCACGTGGCCGACTCGGCCATGCGCGAAAACCCGCAGACGCCCGACCCATCCATGCAACCGGAGAGCAACATGCCGTTTCCCGAAGAAAACAAGGACCAGGCGCCCGAAGGCGCTACACCGGCTGCTGCCGGCACTGCACCCGCCCCAGGCTCACCCGAAGGTGAAAACAACGAGCAGATGAATATGGCCTCGATCGGCCAGGCGCTCAAGCAGATTGCTACGCTGCTCACAAACATCCACGCGCGCTTGCCGGCCGCACCCGCTGCAGCCCCTGCGGCCGCACCGGGCGCTATGGACGAAGGCGGCGAACCAACCGGCGAAGTGCCGGCGACGACCGAGGGTGAAGCCGAATCGTCCCTGGCGATGCAGCCCGCAGTCGGCGCGCAAGACGACCTTGACGGGCCGCCGCTGACCGACGAACAGGAAGGCACCCCGGCCCGCGGCGACAAGACGCCGATCGCAGCCATGGACTCGAAGACCGTCAAGGCGATCGTCGACGCCGCCGTGCAAGCTGACCGCAAGCGCGGCGCCGCTGTCGAGCAGGCCAAGCGCGACGTGCGCGGCGTGCTCGGCGACGTGATCGGCATGGACTCGGCGGGCGACATTTACCGCGAGGCGCTGACGCAGGCCGGCATGGATGTCTCGTCGCTTGCCAAGGGCCAGGAAAAGGTGGCATGGCAGGCATACGCCAGCGCAACCGCCCAGGCGGCCGGCGCACGTCCTCGCGGTGCTGGTCCGTCGCACGCCATGGACAGCACCAACGGTCAGAAACCTGCAGAACCGGCCTATATGGCCAGCCTGCGCAAGATTGCCGTGAAGGGTTAACGCCCCAACGGACAAACCCTGAAACGGCAAAGGAGAAATCATGTTTCAGAACCAGGTGTACATCACCCCGGCCCAAGCGCTGCCCGGCGACTTCGCGTCGTCCAACCCAATGGAATACAAGCTGTCGTCGACCGGCAAGATGGTCGCGGACTCCGCAGGCGTCAAGGTCGGCCAGTTCGCCGCCCTGAACGCCGACGGCACCGTGACGACCGTCCCGGGCGCCGCGCCTGCTGGCGGCCTGTCGCGCGTGGGCTTCGTGCATCGCGAGAACAACGCGCAGATCGCGACCTACCTGGCCGAATCGGGCTACATGATCCAGCCGGGCCAGGCCGTCGCGCTGTTCGGTTCGGGCGACTTCTGGATCAACGCCGACGCCGTGACGGGCTCGCCGGTTCGCGGCGCCACCGTGTGCTGGGACACGACCACGGGCCTGATCAACATCGGTGCGACCCCGACCGCAACCCTCATCGACACGGGTTACGACCTGATCTCGGAGACGGCTACGGTCAACGCCACGGTCATCATTTCGAATCTGCGTTCGTAATCCGATCGCCTCGCACAGACTCAAAGGAGAATTGAAATGCGCGACTCTCAATTGATCGCACAGCTGCAGGCGAAAGGTGTGATCCTGCCCTATGGCGTGAAGGATGTTTCGACCGCCGTGTCGGACTACGCCATGGATGCGGCCGATCTGACCCCGCACCTGGTGGGCACACCGAATGCGGGCATCCCGACCTACCTGACGACCTACGTCGATCCGAAGGTGATCGAGGTACTGGTTGCCCCGATGAAGGCCGCCGAGATCACCGGCGAATCCAAGAAAGGCGACTGGACGACCCTGACGGCTACCTGGATTCAGGCGGAACCGACGACCAATGTCGCGACGTACGGCGACTACGCAGCGGGCGGTGACTCGAAGGCGAACGTCAACTACCCGCAACGCCAGTCGTATTTCTTCCAGACGTGGACCCGCTGGGGCGAGCGCGAACTGGAAATGGCCGGCGCCGGGCGTGTCGACCTGGCTGCACAGCTGAACTACTCGTCGGCTCTCGGCCTGGCGAAGTTCCTGAACAGCTCGTACCTGTTCGGCGTCTCGGGTCTGCAGAACTATGGCCTGACCAATGATCCGCGTCTGCCGACCCCGGTCGCCGGCACGGTCAACTGGGCGACCGCCGTAGCCGAAGACGTCTACAACGACGTCGTGGCCATGTACAAGGCGCTGCAGGCACAACTGCAAGGTCTGGCCGAACAGGACATGGAGATCGTCCTGGCAATGCCGCCGAGCGCCGCCGCCGACTTCAACCGTGTCAACACCTACGGCCTGTCGCCTGCGAAACTGTTCAAGGACGCGTTCCCGAACATGCGCATCGTGACCGTGCCGGAATACGACACGGCCGGTGGCCGCCTGGTACAGATGTGGATTCCGCGCCTGGAGGGTCAGGACTCGGCCACCTGCGGCTTCACGGAAAAGATGCGCGCCCACGCCATTGAGCGGTACTCGTCCTACTTCCGTCAGAAGAAGTCGGCCGGCACTTGGGGTGCAGTGATCTGGCGTCCGGTCTGCTGCACGCAGAAGCTCGGCGTGTAAGCACGGCCTCGCAACCTCGGTTGCGCGGATGAAACGAAAGGCCCGCTTCGGCGGGCCTTTTGCACCATCCGTGGCGGCCCGTGCGTAAATGCGACAGCCTTTCGTAACATTTACCTAACACATTATCGCACGGGACGTTGAGCAATTGATCGACAAACGCGCGGCGTCGCTAGGATTTCACTACGGCGGCCCGGCCATCAGTCATCGCGAGCGCGCGGAGGACGAAGTCGTACACGAATTGCTGGGTGATCTGCCCGAGGGACCCGCGAAGCAGCTCATCGAACACCTACTCTCGAAAATGTAGGCGACATGACAAAGCGCTGACCTTGCGCTAAACTGAAGAGGCGGCCCTGCGGTCGCCCCCTTTACGTTTGCGTCAACCCCTATACGGAGAACACACTCATGGCTAAAGCCGGAAACCGCGCCCGCGCTGCGGAAGGTTTGTCGATCGCCTGCAAGTTGCCCAGCGGCCTGCACATCAAGCACCACGAGCTCGGCATCGATCTGAAGTTGCACGGCTCGCATTCGCCCTACGCCGTGGCCGGTCACGGCATCACCCGCGGCGTGCCGGTCGACGTCTGGAGCGCCATCAAGACGGTCTATGCGGGCGCGGCCTGGCTCAAGAACGAAGTCGTGTTTGCGACGACCGACCCCGAGTCGGCCGCCGACAAGGCCGAAGAGCGCGAGGGAGTCAAGGCGGGCTTCGAGCCGATCGACCCGGACAACCTGCCGCGCGGCATCGAGAACCCGGGCAACGAGTAAGCAGGACGAGCCCGCAAGGGCTCCCTCAGGAGCCAACATGGCGCAAGTCGTATTCGTTACGGCCGACTTCATTGCCGAATACCCCGAATTTACCGGCCTGACCGACCCGCGCGCGCAGTCGATGTTCAACATCGCGCAGCAGTCGCTGCTCGACAATACGGACAACTCGCCCGTGATGGACATCCCGTACCGGACGCAGCTGTTCTACATGCTGGTCGCGCACTTGCTGACGATTTTCAAGCTCAGCCCGGCGACCGGCGCCGGCAACAACACGCCGCCCGGGCGGATCTCGTCTGCAACCGAGGGCACTGTCTCGTCGTCGTTCGAGTACAACGTACCGACTGGCTCGGCCATGATGGCGTGGTATCTGCAGACGCAATACGGCGCGATGTTCTGGACCGCTACAGCGCAGTTTCGCAGCATGCTCTACTACGCTAGCGGCGCGAGCGGCATCGGCTCGGCCCGCGCCTATAGCTCGGCGCCGTTCAACGTCCCCGCCGGCATCATCGTCGCGCCATGAGCGTAAGCCGGCGCGGCCTGCGCATGCCCAAGTTTCGATTCGAGTCGATGACCGTCAAGGCTGGCGTCTTGGAGGATGCCACCTATCCAGCCGACGAACTGTTGAACGCCAAGACGGGCGAACGCTACCCGGACCCGCGCGCCGGCATGAAGGTCGCGACGATCGCGGCCGCGCTGGAATACGGCCACGGTCAGAACCACCCGCGCCCGTTCATGCAGCTGACGTTTGCCGAACATCGCGCCGAGTGGGCGAAGGCGGTCGCGACGCTGATCCTGCAGGGCATGTCGACCGAAGACGCGCTGCGCACGGTCGGCCAGGTCATGAAGGAAGACATTCGCACGACCATTTCGGACTGGCCGGCGGATAATGCCGCTTCGTGGGCCGAAGTAAAGGGATACAACGCCGGCCTGCGCCTGACCGGCCACTTGGCTAACTCGATCGAATCGGAAGTGGAGAAAGACTAATGGGCCTCAACATGCACGCCATCGTCCGCGGCGCTATCGAGGCGGTCAATGACGACGTCGACGGCACCGTGTACATGAGCACGGGCGCGACAAACGTCCGGGGCATCCTGACGCCGACATTCTCGCCCGTGACGGCTCGGCTACAGATGCAGGCGCAGAAGCATGACCCGATCCAGCACGAACGCAACCTGGAGTACTCGGGCGGCTATCTGACGATTTACGCCTTCGGCAACTTTGCGGAAATCGAGCGCCGCGACGGGTCCGGCGGCGACGTGATCAACATCGCGGCGGGCCCGCGCGCAGGCTGGTACTACGTGACGCAGACCCTGGAGCGGTGGCCCGACTGGTGCGCCTTCGAGGTGACAACCCAGCTGAATGCGCCTAATCTGGCGACACTGATCGCACAGATTCGCAACGGGAACAACCCATAATGGCCGCCGCTACCATCACGCCATCCGAGGACATCGTCTTTGACGCCATGTGGGGCTGGGTTGCGTCGCTGTTTGACGCGCCCGACCAGTCCAAGGTGTTCAAAGGCTTCCAGAACATGACGGCGACGCCTTACGACTCGTATGTCGTCGTCTCGCCGGGCGTCAAGGTGCGGCAGAACCAGATCCAGAAGACGTACGATTCCGTGAATGAGTTGGTGCTGGTCGAGCGGCACACGACATACTCGTATCAGGTCGATGCCTACGGCCCGAACGGCCCTGACTGGGCTGACATCATCACGATCGCGTGGCGCTCGATGTGGGCGTGCGACCAGCTGGAAGGCCAGTCGATTACGCCACTCTACGCCGACGAACCCCAGCAGCTGAACTTCCCGAACGGCGAAAATCAGTTCGAACAGCGATTCACGGGGCGCCTGTTTGCGCAGGTAAACCAGGTCGTAGCGCTGCCGCAGAATTTCTTTACAGGCCCGACGCCCGTACAGCTTCAGATCCCTGCCGACTACCTCGCACCTTGACATGCGGCCCCTTTGCGGTTATTGAGCGTGGTGATAGAATCCGCGTAGCAATAGGGGCACTCAATCGCGCTCGGCCCCGCGCAACCTTGGAGCCGATCGAATGTCGACAATCCCTATTTCCCAGGTAGTGCAGATCCTCCCCGGGGTCATCGCGGGCGGCGGCACGCCGTCCAAGCTCTCGGGCATGATTCTGACGCAGGACACGTCCGTCCCGCCCAGCCAGATCAAGTCTTTCTTCACGAAGGAAGACGTCCAGGAATGGTTCGGTCCGGCGTCGCCCGAAGCCGTCATGGCCAATATGTACTTCCCGGGCACCGTGAATGGCGGCCAGCTGCCGTACGAACTGAAGTTCGCCCGGAACGTTCTGGCTGCGGCGCCCGCCGGCGTCTACGGCATCGATTTGGGCGCGCTGACGCTGGCCCAGCTCAACACGTTTTCGGGCACGCTGATCGTCACCACGACCGCGACCTTCACGTCGTCGGCGATCAACCTGGCGACCGCGACCAGCTTCGCTAACGCGGCCTCGCTCATGACGGCCGGCTTCACGACGCCGAACTTCGCGATCACCTACGACGCGACCCGTCATCGTTTCCTGCTGCTGACGACTGCGACCGGCGTCGCCGCGACCAGCTCGGCCGTGACCGGCACGCTGGCTACGAATGTCGGCCTGTCCGCTGCTGCAGGTGCTTACCTGCAGGCGACCGGCGCCGACGTCGACACGCCTGCATCGGCCATGACGCGCGTCGTCGCGCAGGACATGAACTGGGGCACGTTCTCGACGTCCTACGCCGCAGACATCGACGACCGGCTGGCTTATGCGGCCTGGAATAGCGGCGAGTCGTACCAGTTCCTGTACGTGGCGTGGGATACCGAAGCGGCATCGATCGTGCCCGAGAACCCGGCGTCGTTCGGCGCACAGGTTGCTGCGCAACCGTATCAGGGCGTCCTGCCGGTCTATGGCACGTTCGAATTGGCAGGTGCCTTCATGGGCTACGCTGCGGCGATCAACTTCAACATTCCGAACGGTCGTACCAATCTAGCCTTCCGTCAGTTCGTCGCCGCGCCGAGTCCGACCGCGACGAGTCTTGCCACGGCCAACGCGCTGCTGTCGAACAATTACACGTATCTGGGCGCCTACGCCAACGCCGCGAACAACTACACGGTCGCGTACAACGGCAAGATCTCGGGCGCGTTCCTGTGGGTCGACACCTACCTGGATCAGATTTACCTGAACCGGGAACTGCAGCGCGCGTTCTTCGAGGCATTCCTGGCATACAACTCGATCCCGTACAACCAGGACGGCTACACGCAGCTGTACCGCGCTGGCGTCGACGTGGCCACGGCCGCCGTGACGTCAGGCATCATCCGGTCCGGCGTGACGCTCTCGCAGAGCCAGTCCCAGCAGATCAACACGCAGGCCGGCGGACGCGACATCGCCTCGACCGTGTCGACGCGTGGCTGGTATCTGCTGATCGGAGATCCCGCCAACGTCGCCCAGGTGCGCCAGCAACGCACGAGCCCGACCGCGTACTTCTGGTACACGGACGGCGGCTCGATTCAGATGCTGACCCTCAACAGCGTCGCCGTCATCTAAAGGAGAATGTGACATGGCCGCAACACTCACTGTCGCGAACTCCGCGATTGCGCTAACCACCGAAGCGCTCTTCCCGAGCGCCCAGAGCCTGCAGGGCTACGCCGCAGACGACGCCTTCGATACCGACACCGTGGAGAATGGCGAATTCTCGATGGGCATCGATGGCGAACTCTCGGCGGGCTTTGTCTACAATGCCGTGGGCGTGACGCTGACATTCCAGGCGGATAGCGCATCGCTGAACCTGTTCGAGCAGATCTACGCCTACGAGCAATCGAACCGCACGAAGCTCGAACAGAACCTGACGATCACGATTCCCGCAAAGAATCGTCGCTACGACTTCACGAAAGGCTACATGGTCAGCTACAAGGCACCCGCCGGCAAGAAGACCCTGCAGCCGGGCGTGGTCGTCTTCACGTTCAAGCGCATGACGCCGTCGACGCTGTAATGACCGAACCGACCGCCGCCGGGATTCTCTTCGTGCATGATGGCAAGGTGCTACTGCTGAAGCGCTCGGAGAGCGCGCAGGATGCGCCAGGCACGTGGGGCTTCCCTGGTGGCGGAATCGAGGCCGGCGAGACGCCTGAAACGGCCGCCCGGCGCGAGTACGGCGAAGAGTGCGGCGGCGAGCCCTATGCGAGCACGCTGACGCCGCTCTACACGTCAGCGGACGGCTTCCAGTGCTTCGGCGCGACTGGCTACGCAGAACCTCACCTGAACGACGAGCATACCGACTGGGGCTGGTTCGGTTTCGACGATTTGCCGACGCCGCTGCATCCAGGCATGAAGGAGATTAAAATGCCACTCATTGAAGGCAAGAGCGACAAGGCACGGTCCGAGAACATCAAGACGGAGATCGAGGCCGGTAAGGATCCGAAACAGGCCGCAGCCATCGCCTACAGCGTGCAGCGGCGCGCCACGGACGGCGCCCGCGACGAGTTCCTGCAGGCGGTCGACGCCATCAACCAGTGCGCCATGGACTGCATGGCGTACGACAAGCGCAAATGAGAAAGGCCCGCTACGTGCGGGCCTTGCTTTATCGGATTCCGTATAGCGCGAGCCACTCGCGCCAGCGCACGTACGCCATAAAGGCGCCGACCATTACAGGATTCATGCCCGCTCCCTACGTCGAGCCCGCAGCTGCGACGCGATATAGGCTCGCCTGAGCCAATACGACCAGGTCCAGTACGCAGCATGCGCGCGCTGGCCCAGCCACGTGTCGAAGCGCTGCGCCGATTGCTCGGCACAGCGCAAGCCCCTTACTGCGGCGCGGAGGATGCGCCAGAAAAGCCGCAGCCCGCGCGGCACGCCCTGTACGCAGGCATCCATGACGCGCCAAGCCACAGTCAGCACGTTCAGAGCGAACCACAGGCACAGAACGCCGAGAATGCAAGCGAGCAGGGCGATCACGGCTTACTCCAAGCTCAGGAAGTCCAGCGCCGCGGCGTGACGCGCGCAGTCGGCTTCCGTGTAGGTCATGACGTTCGGCCCAAGCCCAACGAGATTGAACGATTCGTTGTACTTCGACATGCCATGCTTGCCGATGAACGTGCGGGCCAGCAGCAGATGTTCGCGTTGGTCCAGCGTCGGGCGCTCGGCCAGTCGGGCGGCCACGAACTCGTTGATCTCAAACTGCTTCACCTGTTCGGGCGTCGCGTTGGCAGGCGCTGCGGCCTTAGCCGGTTCCTGCGTCTTTTCTTCAGCCGGCAGGGACTGCTGCGCGAACGGGTTGCCGGTGTTCTCGGGCGCTACGACAGCCGCCGTGCCGGCTGGCGTCGTTTCGGGTTGCTTGGCGTATGCGGCAGCGGTTTCCGCACCGTGCTCGGCAAGATTCGCGTCCGCAATCGCGTTGGCCTGATTGTGCGCAGACAGGCGAGCGGCCTCTGCGGTCTTGTCCGCTTCAATCTCGGCCTTCGTGCGGCGCTTGCGCTTGGCGGGCTCTTCGACGGGCTCAGCTTTGGCGCCTTCGGTGGGTGGCGCCCCTTCGGCGTTTAGCAACGGATCGACCATATCTGCGTACGTCTTGACGGCGGCCAGCTTGCCCGAGGGGACGGAGTGCGTACCAGAGGCGTGCTGCACGGTCAGGTCCATGACCGGCGCCAACGGCCGCACGTAGCCAGCCCAAGTCAAGAAGTCCTTCAGTTCGTGCAGGTCGTTAAATTCGAAACGCATTGTGATGTGTCCTTGTGGTTGTAGTGAATCAGGCTGCGACCGTCTCGGCGCGCTGGGCCTTCAGGTTACGGGTGACGGTCAGGCGCATACGGCATTCCTGCTCGTTCTCCCGGATGGCCTCGATCATCTTCAGGATGCGATTGACGCCGATCCGGTTTGTGTTGCGCGTGGTGTAGATCGACCGGCGCGACGTATTCAGCAGCGTAGCGGCCGCCTCGACGCCCAAGGCGTCGGTCAGGTCGCGCACCGTGAAGTCGGCCAGCGGAAGAGTCATGTAATCGACGGACTGCGGGGTCATGTCAAAAGCTCCGTAATTGAAATTGGATAAAGTGTAAATGACTGTTAGCAGTCCGTCAAATGCAAGTCAATTACGCGATTCGTTGTCGGCTTGCGCGGCGCGCTCGGTGCAAACTTCTTCGGCAAGCTCGGTGAAATGCTTCAAGAGGTAATCGCGAACCGTCGCTGAAATGCGTCGAGAGGAAAGCTGAGGTCGGCTCCGTCGGCACCTTGCGCGACTTCGTTCACCTTTCCTGGCTTGGTCAACGAGTCAATAACGCCCAGCAGCGTCGCATCGGAGGCTGCCTGCAGGAATTGGCCCAGCGGCGACGCCCGGTGCGCCTCGTCGGTTTCCATACGCTGCTCTACAAGCCGCGCGTAGCCGATGCTGTCGTGCCAATTATCCAGGTAGTCGGGATCGCCGTTAAGCATGCGCGCGATCTTGTCAGTGATAACCGTCAATGCCTGGCGCTGGTCGGCCGCAAGCCGAACCCATCCGGCGGTCGCGCGCAACGTATCTTGTAAGGCTTGTGCAATTTCGGCGTGATGGGCAAAGTTGCCGTAGCGGGCGCCCCGTTCTGCCAGGGTGAATTCGATGCTCATTCATATCTCCGTTGTAGGTAAAGCAAAGTCTAACCTAAGTTTAATCCTTGCGCCAGCGCGGATTGACGTAGCCTGCGGCGTCCAGCGGCAGGCCGGGGCACCAGGCCGGGTTGATACGCAGGCGGGCGATCAGCTGTCCCAGACGCAATTCGGCACGGGCCTTGGGCACTTCTAGCACAACCTGATCGTAGACGTGGTGCACGATGGCTTCGACGCGATCAACGTCCAGCATCGCTTCCCAGAACAAATCCCGGGCTAGCCCCTGCGTCATGTTGTTCGACACGATCTTGCGGTCGAGCGTCTCGACGTAGCCTTCGGGCTTGTCGTAGCTCGCGATCGGCACCTGCGCGCCGGGCTCCAGATGCAGGCGCGCGTTGTGATAGCTGATCGTGCGCCCGGACGGCAGGATCATGCGCAGGGCGACGTCATCGCGCAGGAGCGTCACTTTGGAGCAGAAGCCGCGGCCCACTGGCAAGTCAACCGGGCGCCCGGGCTGATCCAGCGCAATCAGGATTGCGTACTCGATCTCGCTCCACCAACGCTCGAAGGCGGGGCGCGACTCGCGCCATTTCCAGACGATCTCTTCGATCTGCTCGGGTGGAAGGTGAACGCCGTAATTGGCCGCCATGTTGTTGAAGGCACCCGCGCCCCCGCCAAAGCCCAGCGACAAGTCTGCAACCTTCCCGACCTGACGTTGGTCCTTGTTGATCTCTTCGTAAGGATTGCCGAAGATGGGCACGGCGGCGGCCTTGTAGTTGTCGACGCCCTTCTCGATGTTCTGCAGCTTCTCTTCGTCATTGGCGAGCCACGGTGCCATGCGGGCCTCGATGCCGGTCAGGTCGGCGTCGACCAGGACGTGATTGGGCAATGTGGCGCAGAAGAGTGAGCGCTGCGCGTCGGCCAAGGCGGCGAGGATGGGCCCGTGGCCGTCGCGCGTCAGGAACTCGACATCGCGCCGGCGCGCCGCTTCGAGAAACGCTTCGCACAGTTCGGCGGACTTGCCGGGGCGCGGACGGGCTACGTTGAGCGTCTGCGCGCCGCCGGCCCCGCGTGCGGTCGAACGGCCGGATAGCGCGCCGTGATAAACAGTCGAATGCTGGAGCCGACCACCAACGTGCGCGCGTAGGATGGCCGCGCTCTTCTTAGGAGCGCGGGACGCATCAAGGCGCAGCGCGAGGACATCACGCAAATCGCTCGGCAGGTCGTCACGACTCGCAATTTTCTTGAGCGCTTCCTTTCCTGCGTCGTCGATTTCCTCACCGAAGGAGGCGGCGTACTCTTTGATTTTAGCCACCTCCGTGACAGCAAGAATGCCACCTTGCGATAGAACGGCAATCTGGTAATCAAGCTGGGCCTCCGCTAGTAGTTTGAGTTCTTCCATGGCTGCAGCCGCTTCGACGTCGACGCCAAAGCCGCGCGCGTTGATGCGCATGTCCATTTCAAAATACGCCTGCTCGCGTGCCGGCAAGGGCTGCGTAGCGTGCCACAGGCCGTACATTGCGTCTGTGTCGGTCAGCGCGTACTTGAAGACCCGGGCGAACTGTTCGGGGTGCGTGTCGGGCGTCCAGTCCACGTTGCGCGCGATCTCCAGCATCACCTTGGAGCCGTCCGCGTCCTTCTGAATGGGCAGGCCCATCGCGCGGCAGGCACCCTCCAGCGATCCCGGCAGGCCATTGTAGCGGGCGCGCGCCGCAGAGCATCGCACCTGTCCGATCTGGATTTCAGGCAGGTCAGGCCACTGGCGCGCGCGTAGCACGGCGTTCCAGATGTGGAAGTCGAACGGCGCGTTGTGGGCGACAAACAGGCCGCCACGCTCCAGGTGCGACACGATCTGCCGCGGCGCGGGCCGGCGCGTGTCCCAGAGGTCAGCCAACTGCGTGCCCGGCAGGCGGAATGTCGCCACATAGGCTTTCGTCGTCGGCTCAACCAAGTAGCGCCCCAAGCCCTCCGCCGGCAGATCGCACTTGCTCTGCGTCTCGAAATCGAGGAACAGCAGGTTTTCTTCTGTCATGAATCTTTACGTTTGGTCAAGGTTTGGTAAGTGTATCACGTCGGCGCGCCGCCAATTCGCGATCGCGCATAGCGTCTGCGACTTCCGCGCCCAATTGGCGAACTCGGTCTTCTTTGCGCTGGAACTCCAACTCGCGGCAGTAAAGGCACTTATCGTCCGCATCTTTTCCTTTCAATACTGCGCGCTCAGTGCGGCGTTCATACCTTCCGCAAAGACACCGACACACCCAAACATGCGCGCGAGTACCGCCGGATTTCTTGTGGCTATAACCTACCACTGTGAAACGGGCAAACTTTATGCCAGTTAAATTTGCGCACGTCGCGGGAATCGGCGCAGTTAGCAAAGGGGTGTCCGAACATTCGATGTGGCCGGTTTTAAACTCCGGCGTCCAGTGCGTACCTGGCTGGACTGCGCGGGCTGCATTTGCGTCTACCGGTATTGCGCCTAGTTCGTATAGTTTTGTCATATTTGATGCACGGCGTCGCGGGCGTCGCCAGGTCGTTTGGTCAGGTGATAGCCCTTGCAGTGCGGGCACTTGTAAATCCACAGGTGGGCCTCGCGCTCGAATTGCAGCGTCGCGCGTCCGCCTTTCAGGGCGTGACCCCGGTCGGGATAGCGCCGCTTGCGCTTGCAGGCGCGCCATTCGCCCGACGGGGGTCGGCGGGCGTTCAGCCTTCCTGTGATGGCTCATAAGGCGCTTTCAGGCCACGCCATTCCTTGTGTTGAACAGCGCCTTGAAAGAACGTCTTACACACGGTTTCAAGGCGCTGTGGGGCATTCGACCATCGCCGGCCAGTCCAATAGGCGAACTCGCCGTCAAGTTGCAGACCGCTCGGCATGACCCAGCGGACTATGTGCCTTTGCGCACAGGTTTCACGTCCGCAGGGAACCAACCTGTCAGCATGTCATTTGTAATTTGGGTCATAGCGGAAACTCTCCAGTTTGTCATTCAGAACAAAACGCACTTCAGTGAGAAATACACTCTTGTCCTCAAATTGTGTCAAGGTAATGTCAAGCGGTTTTGGCAACAACTCGCGCATCAGCAGCACGCGGTACGCTTCGGTCGGCACTTTGCGCCCGGTGGCTTTCTCGAAGTACTTGCGGGAGAACGCGTAGAACTTGTTGTCGGCTGTGGTGCGGTCGAAATCCAGCCGGAGCGTGTAGGGGCCGTAATCCGTGTGATAGCGAAACGTGATGATGCTGTTGCCGGTCGGCTCGATGTCCATGTCGTGCACCGGCAGCACGCGCACTTCGCGGCAAACCTCGTCCTTAAGCACGACGCTGTCCTCGTCGTGAATCTCGTAGCTGTCACCCTCGCCGATGCCGCGCTTGTCTGTGGCCCTGCGCTGGCGCACCGTCAGAAATCCTTGGCGCGGCCGGCCGCACTGGCGGCAGGTCATATGCTCGGCATCGTTTAGGTACGAGCAGCCGGGCGTGCCGGGCTCCATGAGGCCCAGCGACACCCGCAGGTCGTACTCGTACTGGTCGGGGTTGTTGATGGGAAAGCGGATGCCCGATCGCTCGCGCTTTGGCAGGTCCACCGCTTCGCCGGCGGCGTTGCGTCGAATGGGCGATTCGATCACGGCGTCAGAGCACTCCCACAGACCGGCGCGGGTGTCGCCCGTACCAATTTCTGCGTTGATCGCCCCGTGACGCGTGAAATTGCCGCCGGCGTCCAACACGAGGATGTTTTCCTTGCCCGGGTAGGGCCGCAGGCCGCGCCCCACGATCTGGCGCCACAGCACGAGCGAGCGCGTAGGGCGCAAGCAGACGATGCAATCGACGAACTTTGCGTTAAAGCCGGTCGTCAGCATCGCTACGGACACGATGTGCCGATGCTTCTTCTTCAGGTACGCTTCGACCCCCTCCACCCGCTCGGCTTTTTCGAGATTGCCGTGGATGATGACGGAGGACTCGCCCGCCTCGCGCAGCGCGTCGTCGATCATGTGCGCGTGCTCGATGTTGACGGCAAACCACATGAAGTGCTTACGCTCGGGGGCGTTCTCCAGTGCGACGCGCACGCACTCGCGCGTGACCTTCATGGCCTCCTGCGCGAGCGCGTCTTCGTCGAAGTCCCCGCCCTTGGTCTTGACGTTCGACGTGTCCACCTGGGGGAAGCGCAGCGATGGCGCGACCACGGGCGAGATATAGCCCTCGCGCACCAGTCGGTTGAAATTGCGCCCCGTGGTCAGGTCGTACATCTTCGCGTCGAACAGCCCGCACTCGGTCAGGGGCACGACCTTCAGGCCCTTCATGACAAATGGCGTCGCAGTCAACCCGATGAACCGCACGTTGGGGTTTGCCAGCCGTAGCCCGTCCACGATGGATTTCGCCGTCTTCAGGTCGATATTGAACGTGTGCGCCTCGTCCACGATGACATAGTCGATTCTGCCGAAGCGTTTGACCTGTCGCGCCACGGACTGCGGCGTACCGATCGTCAGTTGCGACATGCGTTCCTTCATGCCCAGCCCGGCGCAGTAAATGCCAATCTTGGCTTGCAGGGTGGGCGGCAGGTAGCCGATGGCTTCCTCGACGTTCTGCTTGACTAGCTCCATGGACGGCGCCAGCGTCATCACGCGCACCCCGGGCTCGCGCTGGTTGATCGCTTCGGCCAGCATAGCGGCCAGCAGCGCCTTGCCGCCACCGGTGACGATCGCTGCAATGGGGTTGACGTTTGCGGCCGTCTGGAGTGCGCCCATCAACGCTTCCAAAGCCTCGGCCTGATACCAGCGAGGTGCTAGACGTGTCATAGTTTGTTCTTGTGGAAATAAAAAGACGTGCAACCCATTCTAAAGGAAACTGCACGTCTTTACTAGCGGAAAGGGTAGGCCAACCCGCTCAGGCGGAGCAAGCTACTACGATGAGGAACGCAGTCATGGTGCCTCCACTTTCGGCACGTACGGCGCCGTCTCAGGGTTAGCAAGAAACACTTCGCGGATGATCTTGGCGGGGTAGGCGCGCTCTGAGGGCCAGCGCTTCTCCGGGGTAGGCCGGATCGACCATTCGGCGTTGCGGATGCGGCAGACCATCGAGCAGTCCTTTCCGAGTTGCTGCAGCAGCTTGAGATTGATCGGCTGCGCGCAGGTGAGCCAACGCGATGCTTCCTCGACGGTGAAGTGGTTCGGCGCGTTGACTTGACGCGCTGCCTGGGCCAATGCGGATTGTGTCATCTGCAGCTCCAGTCGTTGTCGATCTGAACGGCGCCGCTTTCGCAGTGGATTACGTCCACACCGCTCCCGTAGTAGCTAGCCCAGTCCACCCACTCTAGCGTATCGCCGTCCTTACGATCCGCAGCTTCTACCGCAGCTTTGAATTCGCCCCACGTCATTTATGCTACCTCCGTAGTACCGGGCTCAAAGCTGGCTCCAGCTTGGCGCACGATGTCATTGATGGCGCTATGCAGCCATCCTGCAGGCCCGTAGCCGACATTTCCGCCGTCTGCGAGTTGACCCGCAAGCTTGCGCCACTCCGCTAGAGTCATAGTCGCGGTGATAGTGAATTCGATTGCGCTGGGCGCGGCGGCCGCTCCGTGAATGCAGGGCATGCTCATTACTCCGTGTCAATGAGCTCGGCCAGCAACTGGCACGGATTTACTCTCGCCCAAAATTGATCACGGGCGGCGGCGGCGGCGGCGGC